CATGGATCGGAGTAACTCCAGATGTGACATACTCACGGCTATAATCATCGCTTACCGAGTCCCACACCAGATTGGCACTAGCACGGACAGCTTCACGCAGAGTGGTAGTATCAAGCCAATTAAGGTCGATATTACCATCACCATCAGCCAAAGGAATCTTACCCGCCTCAGGTACTATTGTAGCAGTACCACCTGTGACAACGGCCGCTGCTGCATCTCTCGCTTGCTCTGCCTGATCTTTATATACACCAGCCTGTACTTCGGAGTCATTAGCATCAGAAGCACTGTTAAATGCCTCAGCAGCCTTGCTCACAGCAAGATTAGCAGCGTTCTCAGCGAGTGTTGCGCTACCCGCACCAGCCAGTGTACCTTTAAACTCAGCAACACCTAATACCACTTGATAAAGTGTCAGACCACCCTCGGTGGGCACCATGAAGAACTTATCTTCAGCAGTTGCACTCTCACCTTCCAGGATAGTGTTGAACACCTCAGATGCGGCGTAAGAGGTGAATGCTAGTCGCCATGCAGACGAGGAAGGGCTTGCTGCAAATGGAGCAGGTACTTTCAAAGGAATGTATAGTCCATTTTCAAAGAGTCTAGGCTGCAACAGATCAGTTTCCTCACCGGATGTAGCCCAATCTAGGGGAGTCTTATATGCGGCAGCTTCATTCAAAGCCTTGGCTATAGAAGGGATGTCACCATTGCCCTCATACGTTGAAATGCTTGCATCAATACCACCGTTCAATACAGTGAAGAATTGGTTTGCGTTGTAAATGTTTAGTTCTACAGCTTCTGCGTTATTAGTCGCAGGATATACTGGATTCGCCATAATCAGTTAGACTCCTTGTTAATCGTCTGAACAATCGTTTGTATTTCATTCTTGTCCACAGAACACTGTCCTAATGTCTCGTAAAGGTTTATCACTTCACGCTCACTGTCTTCGTTGGTTCTCACATCAACTACGTCCACTCTATTCTCTTGCATCAGATGAGCAGGTATAGGGCAGCGATATACAACGCGCTCTGTCACGAATAGTGAGCACCCCATCAGGGATGTCAGCATTAAGATAATCAGCAACATCTTCATCTTGCTTCTTAACCTCCTGAAGTTGTTGGGTGGCATCAGAACGTGCTTGTGATATAACTTGACGTTCCTCTAAGTGTTGTTCAGCAGCGTCATCTACGATAGCCCTGACAATACGTTCTGTCTCAGCTTCAGCTTGGAGGAGTTCTATTTGAGACTGCAACCTCTCCACCTTCTTACCGTGGAAGTACAGGCCAGCACCACTTGCAATAACACCTCCTATCAATAACGCTATGCTGAACACTTTGATATTCTTTAAGACTGCTGTCACAATAGGCAGTGCCATCTATTCCTCCCACACTTGGTCAAGACTCATTGTCCCCTTGGATCAATGCTTTCATCACCACTGAGAATATCCCGATAACACCCATCACAATTGTTGCAACAGCCCCACTAATATCTTTCAGCACTAAGGGGTCTGTTGTATTCAACACAACAACTGTGATAAGCCACACTATCCAGAAGATAGCCAGTTTACGGATTATCTTATTCTCTTCAAACCATCGGACAAGTTTTGTCAGCTTATTGCATGTGTTGTCCATACTTAATATCCTCTAACTTCAGAGTGAGAAGCTCTAACTTGTCGTACAATTTCTCATTACGCTTCTCAGCATCCTCTCTCAACACATTTGCGATATTGAACAAGTCTTCTTTGGTTACGATAGTAGATTCAATTGCCGTCGCTCTATTCTCCACCGTGTTCATCCGAGAAGACAGTCTTGTGTCAATATCCACAACCCTACTAATCAACACTGTGTGTTTATTATCATAACTATTCAACTTGTCCCAAAAGAACTTTCCAACTATTCCCATAAGAATACTTGCTATTGCTATGATTACCATCACCATTTCATAGGTAAGCACAATAGCTCCTCCTTAGATTTTGATGATCGGTAGTAATGCTACGTTGCGAGGACGTGTTTCTGAACCGCCTGTATCATTAGTTGTGAAGGTGTGCGCGTGAACACCTGCCGAGGATGTTGTCTGAAGATATGCAGCATTATGTGTGTAGTCGTCACCGGATGTCAAACCAGCGGAACCTTGGATTCTTGAACCTTCTTTAACAGTGTGTGTGTGTGCCCCGTCACTGTCTGTGGTGCCTGTGTGAGAGTGCCCTTTAAAGGCATCGCTTTCTCTTGTACCAACAGGACGAGAGAGCCCATCTGACCCACGTACAAAGTCGTCACGGAGGTCAGGGAGCATGAATGTGGTTGTTCCACCGCCACCATGGGTATGACCAATAACAGCGTACAAGTCTGCGTATGTATCAATAAGCAATGTCTCACCATTACACACCTTCCATCCAGATGGTGCAGTTTGTCCTGCAAAGAATTGGATGGTGCCTGTTGGGACAGCGTTAGCTTGAATGCTCTGTAACACTCGTAGAGGGGACATCCATGTCTGGTTGTCAATACCCGCCTCAGCTTGACTTTTGGAAGAGGCACCAGCATCAGCCTGAGACCTTGTATAGTCGTCTAAGTAGGCAACCCACTGAGCAAGGTTGTTGATGATCCAGTTAAACTCTTCAGCAGGGGGTTTCTGTAGATAATCATACCCTGTTTCCCTTATCTCAACAGGAGGGCGAAACTTGTTACTATTTCCTGTGCCGGGAAGGTTCACATCTAGTGATGCAAACTGTGGTTCGTATTGTGGTCTAGTTGACATTTATAACTCCTGTTCTAATCTAATTTGATAGGCTTGCCGAATATATCCACAACACCTTCGTTAAGCTGGCTAGTATATTTCAACTCAGACCCTTTGGTTAACAGTTCCATTGTCCCGTAGTCATCAACAGTGGCAGGTTCAGGTTCAGTGTTGTCTATGATGAACTCCATGGATAGAACGGCGCTGTTGTTAAAGTAAGGACTGCTCTTGAATCTGTCACCAATCACTGCACCTGATGTATCCTGTGACCCAACTTGAGTGTACTTCATGTATGCGTCATCATCTTCTGTACCACCATTATATGCAACACCATTTATATACATCTTGAAGGTCTTCTCCAATGGTTTGTATAATATACCAACCGTTTTAGACCCCTCAATTACAGCATCTGTATATGTGTAACTGAACTCGGACTTTCTTTGATATGCGGAAGGTGTCCCAATCTCCACCATCTCGTCATTGAAAACTNACCTACCGGAAGCCTCTGCTATAGAAATTGACAGTGTATAAACACCGGCATTAACAGAGACGTTTATGTCGAATGTGAATACCCCACCTTCCCTTTCTGTCTCAGTGTCGCCGGATTCGTTCACATACTCATTATCAATGACGCGTACATTTGTTGCACGGAAAATCGTGTCAAATATTGACGAAGCGTTGGGAAGTTTATCCAGATCAACCTCATAATAGTAAGGTCTGTCGGGGTAGGTGATGTCACTTGTATTAAAGTTAGTTACACCACCTGTAAGATTTTCCACAAACTCTATATATGACTTTATCCCCTCTGAACTAAACGCAGAGGATGTAGTCGTACCTAACTCATTCACATTCCAATCGTGAGGTCTGAACTTCTGGAAAGGTATAATAACATTGGAAGGTACTGCATCAGGTAGCCATGAAAGTATCTCAGCATACTTAGCATCCAACTGATACGAGTCAACAGTGTCCTCATCAGACCCTGATGTAAACCCTAGAATATCCCTAGAAGTTAAGGACAACCTTGAACAGAAGCTCCCTGCTGGCGATGAGTGGGAATCATCTTCCATCCATCCTGCCACGCCTATCCCTGTTTGAAACTCACCTGCTGTAGCTTGCAAGATGTCAAACGGGGTTGAAGATTCCTGAATGAACACTTCTCCATCATTTACAACAATACCTCCACGTTCACGACCAATAACATGTGCAAGCTTCTGTAAGGTGAATCCTGACAAGTCCTTGCCTGTTGCGTTGATGTCTTGTGGGAAAGTGAAGCCTGAGATTGATGGTGTAGAAGGTGTATTCAAGAAGTCTTGTGCTCGGTAAACCACACTGCCCAACGTGGGAATATATGATGAAGATTCACCCCACGGTTCCATTTGTGCACCGAACACTGTAAAGTTTTGTGTTCCAGATACCACTGAAGTTCCCACGGACAACGTGTGAGTTCCTGCTGTCAGATACTTAGTCACCTCAACCCTGAGCCATAGCCCATATCTCTCAAATGCAACCCTATCAAAATCATCACCATCAATAGTATATAAAGGGTTGTTATCCGTAAAGGTTAGGGTGTTAGTACCAATCTTCAAGAACTGTTGCAATGTTCCTGTACTTGACTTGAAGAATACAGAGAATGTATGTAGTCCATCGTCAGGGATTGTAACATCTGTGGTTAAGAGAACATCTGAATCACTGGTGTAAGTGTTGGCATCATAAGAAACATGAATTGAAGATTCCGTTGTACGTGTGGCTGTAGCACTCGTCAACACCCACAATCCGTCTGTATCGCTTATGTTATTACCACCTTCAATATAGTTTATAGAAGGTTGTTCGTACAGAAAGCCGTAAGATGTTCCTGTATCTCCATCATTATGCTCACGAGCCACATTGGATGCTACATTCTTCATTATGTTGAGAGAGAAGAGTGTAGTAGCCGCAGAAGCTCGTGAGGAGAACACAGCGGTGTCTTCCTGCTCAACATAGCCCAAGTATACAGTCCAAGTTGAATCATCCGTGTAGACGTTCTCAGGAGCGCACACGCCATTCTCTATAACCACCCTTGACAAGAACTCAGAAATCTCCCTCTGGGAATCAAGAGTTGATTGAACTGTAACCCTGCCTGTTACCGCCGAACCACTATTGCTATTTCGCAGAGAGACGGATAGTCTGTCTCCTGCAACATATCCCTCGGGGATAATCCACGTAGCAGCAGCGATCCCTTCATCCATTTCATATTCATACTCTGTTCGATACAGATTGCCAGCAGGGGATCTAAACTCAAAGGCTCTAGGCAGTGTCTTGTCCACAACACCATTTACGTCAGTGAGAGGTACACCAATGTACAGATCACCTTCAGTGGATGATCTCCAAACTTGGTCGAACCCTAATGCTTGGTCGTTACCTTCAAACCCAAACGATAACCCTGACTCGATCAGAATTGATGCTTGTGTGTTGAGTGGAAGGTATTTGTTAAAGAACTCACCCACCACTTCCTTATCAATACAAGAGTCTTGAAGATAGATATATAGATCGTGATACCTACCTTTGTAGAAATATCCACCAAGACCACCAGTCATTATATCAACCAGATTGTATAAACTGTCCCTAGTCACCTCAGAGTTGCTACCAATAGCTGATATAATCAAAGCTAGTCTATATGACTCATCAGACTTGCCTCCCCTTGGTATGTTCAAAAACTCACCAATAGAGTCTAAAGCAAACCCTGTAGCTTCGTTGAGAAGGAATGCTGTGAAGATCCCCTCTGCTGCTTTCTCATACGAATCAGCTTCTGTTGCTATAATCTCAGCGAACTTGTTTATATTAGGAGAGTTGACAAACTGAGAAAGCAGGAGGTCTTTAGTGTCCTGTACAATATCATCATTTGCTTTTACGTAGTCTACACTCATGCCATCCTCTCAAACTCAAAGTCCTCAATGGAAACAAACTGATCAAACCCTGCGGAGATGTCAATCTCGGAGTATTCAGTAGGGCCGTCAGATGGGCGTTTCAATAACACTTGTACACTCAGTAGTCTACCTGCCGGTAATGCAACAAGTACAGCAGACGCCAACTGTGAGTTACTTACACCTAATCCTAAAGGTTGTGATGTAAGAAGCCCTTGCACAGAGTCTCTTATAGACGCTTGCTCCAATGAACTCAACGGAGAGGTGTTATTGACGCGATAGACAACCTTCATGCTGTATGGAGCCTCAGACGCTTCTGTGAAGAAGATATTCTCTGTCTGACCGTCTGCTGTGGAAATTGCAACAACTGTTATCCCAGAAGTGTTCACGTTAATAGGCTTGTTATCATAGATAGCTTTAGCTACGGCTGTATTGCTGCCACCTCTGACCACTGTATTAAAGGAGAGTGCATCAGCTTCCACTCTATCTACAGGTGTAGGGTTGTCATATATCCGATACGAGATTACGTTGGACAGCTTAGATACAGCCATCGCTACAGAATCCCTTGTACCAGCAGGCGTGTTCAATTCTCTTGTCTGAATACGAATCCTAAACTCAGCATCTGTCTCGTTCTCAGCACCCGGCCCGAAGTCTGTAGGGTTGGTTGCTGAAACATATCCGGGAAAAGTATTGATGAAGGATGAGATGCCATCCGCTGGAAGGGGATTGTACCCGGTCACTGTTGCTATAACATCAAACCCTGACCAGTAGGTGAATCCAGACGGGAGGTCTACGGACTCGAAGTAGACAGGTTGTGCTAATCCTATATACACTTCAGACGAGGCGTACCCTATGTAGAGAATACCGTCTGCGTAGAGTATTGAGCTATCATTACCTTCTGTGCTACGTGTAATAAACAGTGTCAGTGAATCAGCGAAGTCTAGCAAGTCTCCATTGGAGGTTCCACTCAAGGTAATCTTAGATTCTTCTACCAACCCATTAATCGTATTGGTGATGAAGAAGGTGTAGTCACCAACGGTGAGAGCATTGACATCAATGACAGCACCTGTGATATGTGTGTTCAATGTACCACCAGAAGTAACTTGGTAAGTGAGCCCATTGCTGCCTGTGAACGTGTCAGATGTTGTGACAGCCGTTCCAAGGTTTGCACCATTGTCTAAAAACTCAATGTGAGCCTCACCTGACCCTGCTTGCTTGCCTTGTCTGATAATCCCGAAGTAAGATGCAGCATCGTCAAGAGCAATCCCTTCAGCACCATTCAACGTCCTGCTATAATAAACATCCTCTAATAGCTTCTCCCATTCAAGTTCACGTTCCGCCATTAGAGACCTGATCAACCCTGCAATAGCATCATCTGTGAGAAGAAGATTAGCGCCGAACTTGTTTCTGAAGCTAGTATTAAGTCTATTAGTAATATCTGTACGATTCTGTCTTTCAAAACCAAAGTCGGTTAATTCTGCCATTGTATCCTCTCAACTGGTGATCATAGCCACCTTTTATCCGTGGCAAGGGTGATGTTCAAGTATTCATAATAAGCGTTGGTAAAGTCTACATCGGGGAAGTCACATTCTGCTTCTATATCAAGGATGCCTGACGGATTAGGATAGTCAACTTCAACACCGGGAGGTGTGAGGTCAATCTTGTATACACCTGTTTCATCTTCTGCTCTGACAACGAACGTCATTGAATAGACACGCGTAGCAGCGTCGTACCTTCCTTCGAATGATCTTAACTGGTCAACTTCAGGGAATCCATTGATGATAGATATGAAGTAGGAGTCAATAGCATCTTTCGTAACTTTCTTATTCAGAAACAACTCTCTGTCATAAGACCCAAAGTTGTTGTTGAGAAACCATTCACCTTTGAATGTTCTGAACGTAATATACATTCTCTGCCGCAATAACTCCTTCACTGTGTGAGTTACTGCAAACTTACCCTTGGACAGAGCGAGGTCTTGTCCTTCAGGGTATAATAGTAAATCATAAGCCATGACACATCCTCCTCCTTATGTTGGTGTACCAGTGCTTCCGCTTCCACTAGGATCAGTCCAAGAGTAAGGGTGTACGTGTGTATCAAGAGATACAGTGGCACTGGTAATAGTAGCAGCACTTAGAGCACCTGTTACAACAGCCAATCCTCCAACTGTAATACCGCCCGTGAAGGTGGTCATAGGAGAGTCGATCGTGACCGATGGCCCTGAGAGCATCACAGCGCCTATAGAGGCCATAGTGACAGCACCCGCTATGGTTGCACTAAGGTCTTGTCCAACAGTGGCTGTAACGCCTCCTGTGACGTCTAAAGAGGCATCTCCGCCTACAGTTAGGTTAGCATCCCCTCCGGCTGTCACATTGATGTTAGTGGGTGTATCAATATCAATATCCCCATTAGGCTTGACAGTGATCTTAGTAGAGTCATTCTCAATAACAATGTTCTCTGTATCAACAGGCTTACCTTCTGGCTCTGTGAAGAAACTTGGGATAGCCATTATCGGGAATAGTTCGAGAGGTTCAATCTCATCACTCAGGAAGAAACTCTTAACATCAACTTCTGAATCAAGCAGGTCTCCGTAGTCCCTATCACTGCATAATAACATAACTGTGTCACCTGCCACTATAGGGACTGTCACCCTAGCAGCACCCTTTGTCCCTGAATAGATCATCAATGGGACATCTGGTATCTCAGGAAATGGGAGGTGTGTACCATCCCGGTAACGTGTCGTTGTAAGGGGACGGACATTCACTGTGTGTCCATTATTCTTCGTCACAACAGCAGGCTTTATCGTATGTACGTTACGTAGCTTATCACGTACAAACAGATTCATTGCTTCATATTGACTTACACTGTTCATTTGTCTAGTATGGCCTCCTGCTCTGATTGTTGATTGCTTGGACACGAATCTCTTCATCTGTTAGCTGAATCTCAGCTGCTTCTTCCTTCTCGGCAACACTCAAGGGGGATACACGAGTCCGGAATTTAACACGCTCAGCTTCCACCTCAGAGAACCACTCACCGCCTTCCAGAGAACCAGAGTGTGTCACTTTCAATATCCGATAAACACCTGTAAACTTATCAGTCTCCATTTGTATGAAGGAGTTGGGGGTGAACTCACCACTAAGTAGATTCTTAAACTTAATACCCGTGGATGACTCGTTAGCCACTTCCTGCATAGTCTGGTCAGTTGTATCATTAATAAAGGAGGGTGATGCCAGTAAACCTGAATCGGGAGAGACCAAGGGAATACTCCTTGCGTCATACTCCTTGGAGCCACTAGCTTTGAAATCTTCTATAGTCTGATCTATACGCTTGTTGTATATGTTGATAAACAAGTCTTGGATATTGATTACAAATCCAAAGTTAGTCAGAACACGTTTCAATTGGTCGATAGACTTACCATGTATCAACAAAGGCTTACTGAGAGTGCCATACCCTCCTAGTTGTACAATGTTACCTCTAGGGAGGGATAAGTCATCAATCATGTCATCAACAATAGTCTTAATAGGAGTTCCTTTCCCATACATCCTTACACTCATCTGATTCTGCGTAAAGTTACCACCATCATTCACTATGATCTTTGTACGCCTATCCTCACCATCAAACACATCCTCAACACGTCTGAAGTTACCACGCATGATTACACGCATAGGGCCATCTTCATACCCTGCCGATAGCTCAACGAAGTTCTGTGTGCTAGGCAACGAACCTAACAACTGTGCAGTTTCGTCTGACAGGTTGTAGATGGTTATCTCACCCTCATTACCTTCGGATGAATCAGACCCTATCTTCTCTATGGAAAACTTGATGTGGTTATCTTGAATGATAACATTGTCTGTGTCCAACCATCCTGCTAGACTGTCAAGGTTGTCAGGATTGTCATACACAAGATTCTTATACTCACCTTTGAGGCCCACAAACTCTTGCAAGATGTTATGCTGCTCTGTGGCTATCTCCTCAGCAGTCTTTGCACGGTACACATTGCCAAACTGAGCGTCAGGCACTCTCCCTGTGCCTCTTGAACCATCAAATCCCACTACACCTTGTTCTCTAACGACACCCGTACCGGGTAGTGAAGGGATTGCGGAGTTGGAGCTTTGTTGTGCATAAGCCCTTCCTATTAACAACTGATACCTTCTTCCGAACATACTCGCCTCCCTTTATAATGCTAGGGGGTCTGGTTCAGTTGACCTCACATACACTAGCATAAATCTCTTATTCAAACCTACATCTTCCAAGCCTGCTCTCCCGTAATCCTTCTCGACATCTGTGAGAAAGAGTCTACCGGGAGGGAGGTCTGGAACACCCCTGTATGCAAATAGTAGGTCAGCACCTACAACCATTCTGGTCTTGAGTACAGGTGTGTTACCAGACATTCCGATGTACAGGAACCAAGACTCACTCCTACCATTCCATCTGTATCTAATATCATAAGCTTGACCTTCCAAGTTCACAGTCATTTTCATATCAGCACTTGATGGGCCTTCTAACGCGATAGCCATGTTACAACTCTCCCTTCAGTGTAGGTAGGAACTTGAAATCAGACTCCGCACTATTACCAATCCCCTTGTTCTCTGTAGGCACACTGTCTGGAGCCTTGTTAGGATCA